CAAGACAGACTCTGTACCCTATGGTGGTGATAAAGTTCGTTTACGAGTAGCGCCTGCTGTACTCACACGGGATAACTCAATGAGTTTATACCTTAATGGATGCCAGATTATAGAAAAGAATGATATGGATTTGGGTAGCTTTGAACCTACTGAAGGGTTCACTGACACTACTCCAGCCTTAGCAGAAAGTTCTGACGACGATCTTCCTATCTAATGCCTGAATGGGTATTTCCAATTAGCCCTATTGCTGCAAGTAGGCCCCGTATTTCTAAACACGGGGCTTACTTTGCTGGGCCTTACAAACAGTTTAGAAAAGATATGATTGATTTAGTGCCTGAAATCTTAGGAGACATGGAGCCATTTGAGGGTCCACTAAAGGTTGATGTTGAATTATATGTTACTAGGCCAAAGAAAACAAAGCTTATCGGGCCGAAAGCAGATATAGACAACTATCTTAAATCAATATTAGACAGTATGAATAATTATTTATGGGTAGATGATACTCAAATTATCGAAATCTTTGCTACTAAACAATGGACTCCTAAAAATGAGATAGGATATTTTACTATAGGAGTAGATAAACTGTGAAAGATATAGTAATTGTAATAGAAAGTGATGGGAGCCAAACTATCATAGATGATGGAGATGGTGATTAATTAGGGGGAACAATATGAAAAATAGATTAAGAAATTTCTTGACGCTGTTAGCACTGTGTGGTATGCTGTACGGATGCGGAACTATACAATCTGTAATGGGCTGGGGGCAACCAACACCCACAGAAAAGGTGATCGAAGCAGTAACATCTGCTAAAGAAACCCTTACAGTATTAAGTGCTGTGGGTGGATTGTGTTTGTTGTCCGGCATGGTATTACTCTGTTTAAGCAGAGGTACTATGGGCTGGCGACCAACCATTGGCGGCATAGCGTTAATAGTTTTGAATTATGTTATAGCAGAATATGCTGATTGGATTTTCATTCCTATGATTATAGCTACTGGATGTATCAGTGCTGCGTGGGGATGGAGTGTACTTAAAAAGATTTTGAACAAGGAGTATAAAAATGAATGCAATAATTAGTGGGGGATTGGGAACAGTGTTTTTCACTGTTGTAGTATTTGTAGCAGGAGCACTTATTGGTGCGCCTCTATGGAATTGGATGAAAACAAAGATGCCTTGGAGTAATTAATGACACAAGTGGCTGAGAGAACGCGATGCCCTGTCTGTGCTGAAAACGGGCGGGACACTTCGCGTGATAATTTATGCGTGTATGAAGACGGAGGCAAACATTGCTTTGCCTGTGGATATCACGAAGGAATTAATACTAAAGCAGAAACATTTTCTAAGAAGAGATCTGGTCTCAAGTTTGTAACTGGAGATATCAGAGCTATTGGTGATAGAAATATCACGGAGAAAACTGCTAGGTTTTATGGTTATCAATCTCTTATAAAGAATGGTGATCGTGTTGATATCGCTCCCTTCTATAAAGATGGGGTGATGGTAGCACAAAAGTTACGTGGTCCCAAGAAAGCATTTCAATGGCGTGGAGATACCAACAAAGTTTCTTTGTGGGGTCAACACCTATGGAAAAGTGCCAAAGGAAAACGACTCGTAATTACTGAAGGTGAGATAGACTGCATGTCTGTTGCTCAATTACTTGAGTGCAAATGGCCTGTAGTTAGCTTACCTTCTGGAGCAGCTGGAGCTGCGAGAGCAATTAAAGATAACTTAGAATTCGTTTGTAGTTATGAAGAAGTTGTTCTTATGTTTGATATGGATGAGGCAGGTCGTGATGCAACTAAAGAAGTTGCCGAACTATTGCCTCCAGGTAAATGTAAAGTAGCTAGTCTACCTTACAAAGATCCTAATGAATGCCTACTTAAGAATCAAGGTAAAGCTATTATTCAAGCTATGTGGGAAGCACAGAAATATTCTCCGGATGAGATTGTTCATGTGTCACAGGTTGTACAATCAGCTACCCTTGAAGGTACTAGGGTATATCCCTTCCCCTTTGATAGCTTGTCTGAGTTTCTACTTGGGCAACGAAGCGGAGAGATTACTTTGTGGGCTTCAGGTACGGGTTCTGGTAAGTCTACTATTCTTAGAGAGATAATACACCACCACCTAATTGAAGGTCGTAGTGTCGGAGCTATTATGCTTGAGGAATCTCCACAAGAAACAGTAGATGATATGATATCGCTTATCATTAACAAGCCCGTGAAGGCTATTAGAGCTAAGCGTATCATGAATGAACTACGTTCTAAGCTAGGCAAAGAACCTATCAGTGTTGACATCATAGATGACTATACTGATGAGGAGTATGCCATTGCTAGGAATACTCTTGAAGGTTCTCAATTATATATCTATGATCACTTAGGCAACAGTGGATTACAGAATCTCTGTGCTAGAATTGAGTTCATGGCTGTATCATTAGGTGTTGATGTTATTGTACTAGATCACATTACTGCTGCTGCCGCCGGACTTATCGGTAGTACCAATGATTATGATGGTGGTAGTTCTGAACGACTGCTTATTGATAACATTATGAAGGAACTTAGAGCACTGGTATCTCGTACTGGTGTACATATTGATGTAGTGTCTCAACTTAAGAAGACCAATAAGGCATACGAAGAAGGAGAAAGGATTACCTTACAAGATCTTCGTGGCTCTGGTTCTCTGTCCAGTGTTCCTAACACAGTTGTTGCACTGGAGCGTGACAGACAGAATGCTGATCCTAAGATAGCCAACACAACTACAGTTAGGGTTCTAAAGAACAGACTAACTGGTAAGTCTGGTGTTGCTTCATGTCTATACTATGACCACTCAACTGGCAGACTTCAAGAACTTGACTTTGCTTTTGATGATGGTGGTGAGTTGGTACATGATTGGGATGCTGTGTGATAATAGTTACTGGAGCAGGTCGCTGCGGTAGTAGCTTAATGATACAAACCTTACACCTTCTGGGTGTTCCCTTAGTAGGGGAGCCCCAGAATCAGGTGTATGAACACTGCTTGTGGGGAGGATACCATAAAGATAAATCAGTTGAGATTAAAATATCTAAAGAACAAAACAATAAAGCTGTAGGTTTTAATCCTAAAGGTTATTGGGAATTAGATTTCTATACCCTACTTGATATATGTCATGGGAAATATACTGGAACTACTAATGGTCATGCGGTTAAGTTAATGGGTGAATTGATTTTAGAAACTAATGCTAAAGATATTGAAAAGGTAGTTGTATGTAAACGATATGATACTATAAGACAGGCAGAAAGTATGTATGATCTATCACGTCTAGACATAGAGATTGTTGACGAAAACAAACTAGACTGCCCATTTGCAGACGTATACAGAGACATGACTATGCAGGATATACACAACAAAATGGGACTCCATAATTTTATGGTTGATAAGTGGGTAGAGGATACCAATATACTATACTTAAATATTTACTTCGAAGACATGTTAAGTAAACCAAAAGAAACAATTAAAAACCTAGTCCACTTCCTTGATATAGGCGAGGTGGATATTACTGAAGCTGTAGATAATGTAGATGAAAGATGATAAGAAATGAAGTTAGTATTCGATATTGAGGGGAATGGGTTAGCTGAGTTAACCATTGAGAAAGAAGTACCTGTCATAGAAGCTACTAGGATATGGTGCATGTGTGCTATGGATGTTGATACGGGTAAGATGTATACATTCTTAGAACACGAAATAGAAAAGGGTGTTAAGCTGTTAAGATCGGCTGACGTTTTAATAGGACACAATATTATTCAATATGATATACCCTTATTAGAAAGATTATATGGGGAGATAAACACAAAGGCTTATGATACTCTTATAGTATCCAGACTAGTATACCCCGATAGAAGAGACCACCCATTTGGGGGCAACTCTCTTAAAGCATGGGGAGAATACTTAAAGTGTAATAAGATTCAGTATGCTTTAGGCTTCGAGGAGTTCCATGATAGTATGGTTTCCTATTGTAAGCAAGATGTTATTATTACAAAGAAGATATTTGATACACAGCGTGACTCTGGTTTTCTTTCAGACTATCCTAAGTCTATTAAACTTGAACACGATGTGGCTAAGATACTAGCAAGCCAAATGGATAACGGTATCGGTTTCAATTTAGATGCTGCTAATAAACTTGAGTACGACTTATTAATGGAGAAGGTTTTAATCGAAGATGAAATGTCTGAGACCTTCAAGCCTATTACAGAAGAAAGATGGTCGGATAAAACCGGCAAGCGTTTGAAAGACAGAGTTACTTACTTTAATCCCGGCTCTCGTAAACAAATTGCCGATAGACTACATAGCAAGTATGGTTGGCGAGGACCAAAGACAGAAAAAGGTAATCCCAAAGTAGACTCTGGCGTTCTAAGAAAACTTAACTATCCAGAAGCAAAGACTCTAGTTAAATACTTTGATATTATTAAGATGTTAAGTCAACTATCGGATTGGATATTAAGATCTGTTAGTTCAAGAGATGGACGTATACATGGCTGTGTCAATACACAGGGTACTGTTACTGGTAGAATGACAGCAAGCCAACCAAACTTGCAACAGGTATCAGGAGACCCAAGAGCACGGGCTCTGTTCGTTCCTAGAGATAGTTGGGTTCAGGTTGGGGTAGATGCCTCTGGACTAGAAGCACGTCTCCTAGCCAATCGTATGGCTAGATGGGATGATGGTTCTTATGGAAAGACTGTACTTGATGGTGACATACACACTGTTAACCAAAAAGCTGCTGGCTTATCTACTAGAGAAGATGCAAAGACTTTCTTCTATGCCTTAATCTATGGAGCTGGTGATACTAAGATTGGCAATATAGTTGGAAAGAGAGCTAAAGAAGGAAAGCTAATGAAGAATAAATTCTTTGACAACATGCCTGCTCTTAAGAATCTTATGGATAACTGTCAGTTTCAGGTGTCAAAGAAGGGTACTATTACTTTGCTTGATGGTAGAGAAGTGCCGTGTCGAGCTAAGCACAAAGCTTTAAATGTACAGATACAAGGTGATGGTGCAATAATTATGAAGCTAGCCCAATGTAAGCTGAACGATAAACTAAATAAGATATACCCTAACCGTGTATCTTTCATGGCTACTGTTCATGATGAGTGGCAACTAGAATGTGAACCAGAGATTGCTGATGATGTGGGTAGATTAGGTGTTGATGCTATTATAGATGCTGGGCATGAGTTAGGTTGTGTTGTACAAATGGACGGTAACTATCGCATTGGAAAGAACTGGTCTGAATGTCACTAGAATACACTGTACATTTTTATGATACTAGATCTCTTGATTGGAGGAACCAAGGAATAGGATACTTTTCTAGGACTAATATCACACATTGTGGATTAGAAGTAAACAATGGAACACTCGCTGTTGAGTATGCTGTCATAGAAAAACGTAATGGTGTCTCTGCTATAAAGCCACACATATATCATGGCTTAATTGCAGCTCCTTTAGAGTCTTTTAAGCTTGGGGTTATAGATGATATATTACCTATTATTCCAGTTGATTTTGAAATCAGGTGGACCAATTATCTTTTCTATCATTTGTTAGGTAGATTTATAAATACTCCTATGCCAGATAGTTGTGCTACATTTATATCTAGTTTTTTAGTGGACATAGGTATATTAAATAAAAAAATATTTTATCCGGAGGATTTGTATAAGGAGCTAAGAGATGCAATTAATAGTAATCGCTGGTCAAGCTCAAGTAGGTAAAACTTCTTTAGCGCATATAATTGCAAAGAATGCTTTTGCAATGGGGCTTATTCCAATACTTTGTTCATTTAGTACTAAAGAATTTGAGAAACGCTTACTGTCTATTCGAGATGAAGAGCGTAAGGATATAAAAGATGATCGCAAATACTGGGAACGATGTGTTATAGTTGATGACTGTAGATATCCTAGTGAAATAGAGATAACTCTTAAGTATAAAGGGACTCTTATATTTCTATCATACGGTACTCGAAAGCCTGATGATCCTGATATTAGATGGAGAAACCATGAGCTAGAAGATATGGCTAAGATAGTAGAAAATAGCACAAACAAAGAACTAAAGAATGTGTTTAACTATTTTATAAGGAATGAAGAAAGCTTAGAAGATCTAGAAGAAGAGGTAAAGCTACTGGTTCCTATATGGTGTGGTGTTCAGCCAAAGAATGGTAGAGTTATTACAGAGTATAGTGAACATGCAGAAGATCTTGCTAGATGTATAGATGAACTTGTAGATTTGCTTCTATTAGGAGAAGATCTATTCTCTGGAATCGATGAAGATGAGGAAGACGAGGACGAAGATGAAGAAGATACCTAAAAAAGCTATGTTGGATGGAGACATACTAAAATATCATACTGCTTTCTGGGCTGAAGCTAATAATCCTGACCACTTTCCAGTTAAATTAGACTCCTTAGTGGAAAAGTGGACTCCGGATGGGGTATCCAAGATAGTAATTGCCTTATCCTGTAATAGGTCTGATAACTTTAGAAAAAAAGAATGGCCCAATTACAAAAGCAATAGAATAGATTCTTATGTTCCAGAGTATTTACATGATGTTTATGATTTTATGATAGAAAATTATAAGTGTAAGCTTCTGCCAAATCTTGAAGCTGATGATATCTTAGGTATCTATGCTTCTAAGAATACTCATATTGCTGTTACGGTAGACAAAGATTTACTTGGAGTTCCTGGGTGGCACCTTAACCCCAACAAAGACAAAGACTTACGTTACATAACTAACAAGGAAGCTCATAGGTTCTTCTGCAAGCAGTGGATAATGGGGGATTCTGTAGATAATATACCTGGTTTATGGAGAGTTGGGCCTAAAAAAGCTGATAAGATGTTGGAAGAGTGGGATGAAAAGGATTGGGAAGCCAACATTATAAAACTATATACTGATTTTAAGTATAGGATAAGAGAGAACTGTGGATTAACCGATGCCGAGGTAGCAATAGCTATGGCTAGGTGTGTTAAAATACTCACCAACAAAGAATATAATCTAAGAACAAAGAAGATTAAACTATGGAACCCTATAGTTGGGTCATAAAGACAAAGGAGCTTTAATATGGATCAATTTCAAGGATTTGTGGTAACTAGGAGTTACTGTAGATGGAAAGAAGATTCGGGGAGGAGAGAAACTTGGGAAGAATGTGTAGATCGCTATTACGATTACTTCGAAGGCAGGTTTCCAGAAATAATTGGTACCGATTGGGACGAAATCAGGGTATCGACATTAGATCGAGAAGTTTTCCCTTCTATGAGGGCACTAATGACGGCAGGGGATGCGGCAGAGGTAGACGATACGTGCCTGTACAACTGTTCATACCTACCCATAAATACAATTAGGTCATTCTCTGATGTTTTATACATACTGTGCTGCGGTACTGGTGTAGGATTCTCATGCGAGAAGCAAGAGATATCCCAACTACCTACTATACCGTCCATAGAAAGAGACGAGAAGCTTACTATTGAAGTTCCAGATTCACGAAGAGGATGGGCTGATTCCTTTGGAGAGCTACTATCATCCTTATATGGTGGGTATCATCCTACATGGGATACTAGTAATGTTAGACCAAAGGGAGAGAGACTTAAGACATTTGGTGGTCGCTCTTCAGGACCAGAGCCATTGGAAAGATTGTTTAAGTTTACTGTTAATACATTCTTGGAAGCAGAGGATAGACAACTAACACCTATTGAGGTACATGATATTATATGTATGGTTGGTGAGATAGTTATAGCTGGTGGCGTAAGGCGATCAGCTCTTATATCGCTGTCTGATTTAGATGACAGAGAAATGTCTATGGCTAAATCAGGTGCTTGGTGGGAAAACTCAGGACATAGAGCACTTAGTAATAACTCTGCTGTATATATGTCTAAACCTAGCATGGGAAGATTCATGGAAGAGTGGTCTTCTATTTATGATTCTCATTCGGGTGAGCGTGGTATATGTAATAGGGAAGCTATGAATACAATAGCTACTATGTCTGGTAGAGAGTCTTGTAACTGGGGTACTAATCCCTGCAGTGAAATTATATTAAGACCCAAACAGTTTTGTAATTTATCTGAAGTTGTTGTTAGACCTTATGATAACAAGGCAACTATCAAACGTAAGGTTAAACAGGCTACGATACTGGGTACTATACAATCTGCATGTACTCGGTTTACTTACTTAGATCCTGATTGGAAAGCTAACTGTGAATCTGAAAGACTTCTTGGTGTTTCGTTTACTGGTATATATGATAACAAGTTTATGTGTGTACCATCGGAAGGATTGAAAATGTTTCTTGAGGAACTACGACAGATAGCAAAAGAAACTAACGAAGAATGGGCTGCTATATTAGATATATCTCCATCCAAATCTATAACTTGTTGCAAGCCATCTGGTACTACATCATGTGTAGCTGGTACATCGTCAGGAATTCATCCTAGATATTCTTCTTACTATATACGAAGAGTAAGAATAGATAAAGATAATCCATTGGCTTTGTTTATGGTTGATATTGGTATTCCTCATGAACCTGATGAAAGAAAGCCCGAGGAAACAACTATATTTTCGTTTCCTATAAGGTCTCCCGAGAGTTCTACAACATATAAAGACTATGATCCTATTGAACATTTAGATTTGTGGTTATTGTATCAAAAATATTGGTGTGATCACAAACCTAGCGTAACAATTAACTATACTGATGAGAATTATTTAGCTATTGGTCAGTGGGTATATGATAATTGGGATTGGGTATCTGGTATTTCTTTCTTACCAAAATCAGATCATGTTTATAACCAAGCACCGTTTGAAGCTATATCGGAAAAGAATTATTTAGAGCTATCTAAGTTTATACCTAACTCTATTGATTGGAGTGAGCTTAGTAATTGGGAAATAGAAGACACAACAGTTAATTCACATAGTCTAGCTTGTGTAAACGGATCATGTGAAACTGTAGACATTACGGAGAATTAATATTATGATGCACAATCTTGAAACAGTCTATAGAAAGATGAGACTTAATGCTACGGTTCTGCCTGCAGAGATGCTTTCAGTACTAAAGGATATAGACCAAAGACTTTTAAAACTAGAGGGAAAAAATTCAGATGGAATGGAAAAACCTACCACTACTAGACCAAGAGCTAGTAAAGTTTCTAAGAAAAAAGTATCCTCCTCTTGAATTTAAGTTGGGGGAAGACTCAGAAGAGTTTACTATAAATTCTGTATTCAGGGGTGGGCAGATAGAAGTTATAAACGCTATAGAATCAATTATAAATTTACAACGTAAGGAGAAAAGAAATGGCTAATGGTAATCAAGCTATGATGGAACAAGCAATGATGCAAGGTGCTATGGATATGGGCGCAGGACCAGCTTTAGCTCAGGGTGACACTACTCCTGAAGAACAGGCTGGTCGGGGTGGTGATACATTGCTTTCCCACTTAACTCCTGGCGAAATAGTTATACCTAAAGAACTTATAGAGACTGAGATTGATAGAAGAAAGATTCAGTCTATATTTGATAAACAAGGCTTAGATATAAATCAATTTACTGTGGGTCATGAGTCCAATAGTGTTAATCCAGAAACAGGTTATCCAGAGTTTGGGTTTGGAAGTTGGGTAAGGAAACAAATTCGTAGTGTATCGAAACCTATTCAAAAGGGTTGGGATTATGCTAGGTATAAGAGACAAAGGCAAAAGGCTGAACAATCAGCGCGTGCGGGTGCTGCTCAAGAAGGAGCCGCAGCTCAAGCGAGAATAGATAGACTAATGAAACAATGGGAAGGAAAGCTATCTGCAGCTAAAATAAAATATGAAGCAGAGGCTAAAGCTAAGCGAAGAAAGTTTGCGGCACAGAGTATGGTTCAGGGAAAGAAGTTTGCGAAAAAATTGGGACGGATTAAAAAAGAACAAGCAGGAATTGGCGCACCTATTGGAGTTACTGACTCTGCAGCAGCAGCAGGATATACACCAACTAGGAGGAAAAAGAGTTCTTGGCGGCGAAGTAGGAAAAGAGCTTTGAGAGTGAGAAGGAGACCAGGACAATGAGAAATATAAAATGGGAACTAGAGCATAGATTTCTACAGTTTAGTGGTCCTAGTATTCCACCGGGGCTGTCTGCTGCTGACAGAGAGAGATTACTTGAAAAGGAATCGGAACTTGCTCGTATTCGTGACGAAGAGCAAAGAGAGTTCTTAGCTATCCAAGAAAGACAACGTGTTGCTAGAGAAGAATCTCAACGAACTTTAGCACAACAAGAGGAAGCAGCGCGTTTGGCTGAGATAGAAAGGCTCGAAACAGAAGGAGCCGATGTATCCGAAACACTTGAAGACCCCGAAGACATAGATACTACTGTAGCAGATATGTTTGCTTCTCTAGCCTTCGGAACAGAATTTGTTTCTGATGTTGAAGAAGAAGAAAGTCTAGAAGAAGAGAGGCCTGAATAATCATGGTTGATATATCCAATAGATTTAGAATACTTGAATCTCTTAGATTAAATAAACTAGAGAGAGCTAGGTATTGTGCGTCCTTAACAGTACCCTCAATCATGCCTCCCGAAGGATGGACAGAACAAAACCAATTACCTCAGCCATTTAGTTCGGTTGCTGCAAGAGGCGTTACGGCTATGGCTAGCAGAATGTTATCAGCACTATTGCCTCTTAATGATATGCCCTTCTTTAAATTTGAAATGGGTACTGGGGCTGAATCAGAAACAGAAGTAGAGAATTTCTTAAGCAGCTTAAGTGAGCAAGTATATACCAAACTATCAAGTGGCAATCTCAGAGAGATTATATACCAAGCACTACAGCATCTTATTATTGTTGGCGATGTTCTTATTATTATGGAAGACGATATGAACTTTAGAATTATTCGTCTGGATAATTTTGTCTGTCGTCGTAGTGTTTATGGAGAAGTTGAAGAACTTATCTATAGAGAATTCGAAAGTTTACCAGAAGCATTACAAAGTGATGATGCTCTGATATCTTCTTCTGAAGGCTATGACCATAAACGTGGGTATAAAGAAATTTTTGTAAGGGTTGTTGTTAAAGATGGTAAATATACAGTAACTAAACAAGACTCTGAAGGATCTTCTGTTAGTGGTGGCGGAGAGTATACAGTACCTCCCTATATCATGCTAAGGTGGTCTAGTATACCGGGAGAAAACTATGCTAGATCTCATTGTGAAGATCTTATTGGAGACATAAAAGCCCTTGAAGGTTTTACTGAGGGTTTAATCAACGGCATTGCTGCCGCTTCTTTGTTCTGGCAAGGGGTAGACCCAACAGGCATTACAGAAATTGATGATATAGCTGGCTCTCCGTCTGGTGCCTTTGTTGCATCTAGACCCAATGAAGTGTTTACTATATCGCCAGCGACTACAATGAATCCTCAGATACAATCTACACAAGCTGGTGTTGATATCTTACGAAAAGAAGTAGGTAGAGCTTTTCTTTTAGACTCGGCGAGTATTCCACAAGGTGAACGAGTTACTGCTACTGCGGTAAGAATGATTGGTCAAGAACTTGAGCATGTATTAGGCGGAGCTTTCTCTGCTATTGCTAGAGACTTAATGGAACCTATTGTTAGACGTACAGTATTCCTTATGACTTCCAATAGCGAGATAGATGAGCGTCTTCAGGATATGTTTACTGAAGAGGGTGTCTTAAGTGTAGCTATTGTTACTGGTTTACAGGCTCTTAGTAGAGACTCTGACCTACAAAAACTAATGCAAATGGGTGAGATGGTTAGAAACTTACCAGAAGTTGCAGCTGCTATGTTTAGATGGGATCAGTATGGTCGTGCTCTTATTAGCTCATTAGGATTTAATGCTGAGCTGTGGATAAAGAGCGAAGAAGATGTTAAGAATGAACAGATGGAACTTGCTCAAGCGCAAGCACAGATTCAAGGTTCTGCTGATAGTACAAAGATGGTTAATCAAGCTATGACTGAAGGTGGTCTCCAAGCAGCAATGCAAGACTTAGAACAAACTGGTGGTCAGGGCATACAACAGGCAATGCAGCAAATGCAAGGAGCTCAATAGATGGCAACAGAATATACAACCTCTTTTTCTACAGCAACTGAAGGTGGCTATAAAACTAGAGAAAGTGCTAAGTCTTCTGCCTTATCTAGTGCTACTAATTCTTTATCAAGCCTAACTATAGATGCTGATGTTGATGTTATAGAAAATAAAACAATAATAGCTGGAGCTGTGGTAGTTGATTCATTTGATACGGCTGCTTCGGGTACTATAACGATTTCTAGTGCTGCTGATATAAAAGCCCAGATTAAGGCTACAGCGACAGATGCACTTAAAATTACAGGTGGAACTGTTTATCATAACGATGCATTCACAGTCCTTGTTCCTGAAGATGCTGGTGGATACGCAGGTGATATTACTGCTACAGTCATGGCTAGAAACTCGATGGGAAGTACTCCATCTGGAAATCAGATTCATTGGTATCTTGATCCGAGTGGTGATGCTGCTAAAATTGCTAATTTAAAACTCGCAATTAATGGTACTACTGATACTACAAAAGTAAAATTTGGGTCAAGTTTCACAGACACGCTTGGCGTTAAGGGTCTTACAGCATCTGATGGTGTAGCAAGTACAGAGTCATACGCTAGTCTAACTGCAGATAATGCTGGTACTGATGGAAACGACATTGCACTTACAGATACGGTCGGCACAGTTCTCGTTAATGAATCCGCACTTACAGGTGGAAAACTTGCTGGCGGTACAGCTGGAGGTACTCATACTATTGCCCTTACAGCAACAGATACTACAGCAATTACAGCTACCGCTGATATAAGTGCTACTACATCTTCGGATTCAGTATCTCCTACTTTTGCAATAGATACAGGTAGTAATGATAATACAGCTGCAAACCTAACTACTTGTCTTAATGCTAACTCTCGATTAACAGCTACTAGAGTAGACAATGTAGTAACAGTTAATCAAGTAATAGGAGGAACGGCTGGCAATACTGCTATTACAATCACTGATCCTGACAGTGTGGGGATGACTAAGACAGATTTTACTGGTGGCGGTGGACCAGACTTAGTTTTACAGGCTTCGCACAATAACACCGATTGGGTTACAGCAGTTACGATATCCAGTGAAATAGCTGGTACTGCTGATACATATAAATTTCTACCAGACTTATCTGGAATCTATTCCCCTTACTTTAGACTATTATTAAATAGTGGTGGGGTTGATTTAGGTACTTCTGGAACCGTTAAATTCTTTTTCGCTTATCAATAGGAGGTAAATTATGGCAGAACGGACAGCACCTTCATTTGCGTCTACTACAGTTAATGGCTATACAGTTAGAACAACTACTACGTCATCTACTTTAGTTGGATCAAGTGATTCTTTAGTTTCTACAAGTATTCTTCCTAGTGCAGATAGTTTTGAAAATAAAAAAATTGTTATGGGTATGGATGTAAAGGTAGCCTTTGCTGATGTTGCAGCCGTACTAACTTTACAAGTATCACATAACAATACTGATTGGTTGGATGTTGCAACATTATCTACTGATACAACTCCAAATGTTACTGGGGTTAAAGCATTTTTTGTTGATGTATCTAGTGTGTATGCTCCTTATTTTAGACTGCACTTTAATGGCAGCTCTACAGCACCATTAACTACACAAGCTGTAGGTACATCTGGTACTGCGCAATTCTTTTTTGCTTACAAGTAAGGAGTAAACCATGGCATATAAAAAATATATTAAGGCATCAGCTGTTACTCCTCATGATACTGATGAAGTAACAGGGTTTACTGGAACAGGATGGGATGGTATGTATGTTGGAGTAAGTGGTAATGTTACTATGATACTTTCTGGAGATACAACTGCAGTTCTTTTTAAGAATATGGTTCAAGGAACTCTTTATAATATAAGCCCTAAAATTATAAAATCAACTGCTACAGCTGCTACTGATATGGTGGTTCTAGATACAAACTCAAGTATGTCATGAGCTATAAAAAATATACCAAGGCAGTATCTGTTACTACTAGTGATTCTACAGTTTATGATCCTAGATTTGATGCTTTATATGTAGGTGGGGGTAATCAAACAGACTTAACTGTTGCCTCTGATATAGGAACCCCTACGACTTGGTATAGAAGTGGAGATGCAGAAAGTACTGGTGCAGCTAGTTGGGATGATAATTTAGGAGATAGAGATGCAACACTAGACGGACCAACTTCGGGTGTTACAGCTATGACTGTTGCTGGTGCATCTAGTACAAATTTTAAACCTTGGGTAACTTTTGATGGGTCTGACTCATATCTAAAAGCGGCTAATTATAGTGACTTTAATTTTGATAAGGAATTTGAAATGATGGTTGTAATTAGGTTTACTGGTGGTACAGGTTATCAAACAATAGCAGCAAAGGATTATGATAGCTCTGCGTGGAGATGGTTTATGCAATCAGATGGTGCTGGTAATGAAGTACAGTTTGCTGTAGGTGGTGACGATCCGGTTGGCACTGCTTCGCTAAGTAAAGATACTTGGTATATTTTAGGTGTATCTAGAGATTCTAGCGATGTGATGCAGTTATGGTTAGATGGCTCAACAGATGGATCTTCTGTAACCAATAATACTGATTTTTCTGGAGACACTGGAGATTTTCTTTTGGGTTCTCGATGGACTGGTAGTGCCTATACTCAGGAAATGTATGGGGATATATTAGAATTTATTATATGGAAGGGATCCTCTTTAAGTACTGCGGAAAGAAGTGCTGCTGTTACTTATTTACAAGATAGATTTTTTAATGCTCAAGCTGCACAAGTTACTTTACAGAACGGAGCAAGCGATATAATTACTCATAAAGATTGTTTGGTTGGAAAAGTGTTAGAGATTTCTTCTGATCGAGTAAAAGCAACAAATACTAATGCCACAGATATAGTAGCACTATACGAAAGTTAAGGAGACATTATGCCACCACAAGATCCATGGGAAGCCGGCACAGGGGATAATGGCTGGACTGAATATAAGAGATTAGTATTAAATGAACTTGAGCGTACTAATCATCGATTGGATATGGTAGATAAAAGACTATTAAAGATAGAACGACATCTTGCAATAGTACAAACTAAGGTAGCTACATGGGCTGCGGGTATTGCAATAATAATTTCTGGAGGCATGAGCTTCCTAATAAAAATCCTTTGACTCTGGGGAAACAGAACAATCGTAAGGAGATTAACAAATGGATAGTACAACAACAGTAGAAGGTGAGACTCCTCTGGAACAATCTCACGAGAAAACACCGGAACAAGTACAGCATGAACATGAACGAACTGCATTCGAAACACACATAGAAACAAGTGACGAAGTAGTTCCTGATAATTTTGAGAATGCTGGTGTTTGGTTCGATAGTTTAAAAGAGGCACAGAAACAGTATACTCAGGCACGACAGGAGATTGCTACATTAAAAGAACAGCAACCACCTCCCGTACCAGAGCCAACTACACCTTCTGAGCCTGCACTGACCGATGAACTTAGAATTCCGATACCTGAAGAAAATCCTCAGGTTGAAGAGCAACTCAAAGGCATGAAGTTAGACGAAGAAACCTATGAGATGTGGGGAATGGAATTTGCTGCATCAGGAGACTTCTCAGAACAAACCAGAAACGATATCAAGCAGCGTACTGGTTTTACAGATAGAATGCTTGAGGATTATGTTCTGGCACAGAAGGCTAGACTACGAGAATCTTATTCAAGTGCTGCCGATACAGTCGGCGGAAGAGAAAGATTGGATAAGATCTTTAAGTGGGCTAGCAATAATCTGCCGCCAGAAGATATGCAGGGAATAAATATAGGTCTTGCTTCACCACAATATGAAGTAACTCTTCGAGGTCTTGCGTCTATGTATGACACCTCAGTAACTAGAGAAAAGGCTAAAGAGCCAGCTCCAAGTGAGAATTTAACTCAAGTTACTGCAAGTCAATCAGGAATACTTCCGTATTCGAATAGGCGTGAGTTTAAACAAGAGAGAGATGACCCTAAATTCCAGTATGATCCTAAGTACCGTGATATGGTACAGAATAAAATGGCTATCACTGACTGGAATACATTACCTGCTTAAGGGGAAAGTGGACCCCCACAAAGGGAAACTTGGTTAATGTGTATAAATCCCCCTCCTAATAGAGGCAAAGGATAATACCGAGTTATTAGGTTCCGCTACAGTAAGGACTCGAAAGAACAATCCTGAACGTAGAGTAAAACAAATCCGCAATAATAGTTTTACTTTAATAAAGGAGAATTTACTATGACTGCTGTAGGAAATTTAACAGCGGCACATCTGCCGTATAGAACGCACCCAACTAATGCAATTAGTGGTAGCAACTCAACAGGTGGTAAGCTTTGGCTTCCTATCTGGTCAGGCGAGGTTATCCACGCTTATGACGAATTTAATATGTTTGAACCTCTTGTAACAACAAGGGTTATTCCTAGTGGTACTACGGTTGAAATACCGATTACTGGTACTGTAAACCTAAACCCACAATGGGATGCTGGTGAAGAATTGGTTGGCGGTGCTGCATCAACAGCTAGTACATTCCAACTCAAGTTGGACAAGCGACCCATGGCTGCTCACTTTGAGATCGATAATGTTGACCTCATGCAAACACAGTGGGAATTCAGAAACGAGCTCGCGCGTCAAGCTGCGTTGACTCTTGCAAACACACGAGATAAGCAACTTTATTCTTATCTTGCTCGCGCTGCGGTGACTTCACAAATTGTTGGCGACCCACGTCCAAGCCTAAACTTGGACACAGCTCTTTATGGTAGTGATTCTACTGACAGTCTTAAGCTCAAGGCTTGGGGTGCTACAGGTGCTGCTGCTGCTGATCGTGCTCTTGGCGCTCTTTCGGCTCTTGAACAAATAGAGAAGTATATTGTATTCCTACAAGAAAACAATATCCCATACGATAAACTGTACATGGCTATAAGCCCACAGTGCTTCATGGATATTCGTGCTCTTGGTGTCGCTCGTCTTGCTTCAGACTTTGACGACGGTGGTATGCAACCTTACTTTGGTGGTGCTGTAAACGGTCTTGGTGGTCCATTGACTAATGGATATGGTCAACTACATGATACTCTTGAGTACATGGGTTGCACTATTCTTAAGACCAATCATGGCTCTGATCAGTTGCGTGACAAGAGTGGTGAAGATACGTCCTCTGATGGTCTTGGTGAAGCTAAGTATAATCTTGACTTCTCTTGTGACCTTGCAGGTTCAGATACAACTGCTCTTATTAACGGAGTTCGTGCCGTTATGTTTACACCAGAAGCAGTTGCAGGCATTCGTTTGCAGGGACTGAAAGTTGATACAGTAGATGATGTTCGTCGAAATACATCTTTCACAGTCGCTTCGATGATGAGTGGTACTGGCGTTCTACGTCCAGAATGTGCTGCAATTATTCATACACGAGATGGTGCTTCTGGCAGTGACTTTGATACTCGCCTTGAAATGAGAGGCGTTGGAAGTATGAAGGTTGATGCTGACGGTTACGTACAAGCGTAACTTACTATAGCGTAACATTAGTTACTCTATTCATACACATGTCTCTTGTCCCCCTCTGGGGGGCAAGGGGCTTTTTTAAAAGGAGGATTTGTATGGCTTACAATCAATATAAAGACGCGGTAGCAGTTACTCCGCATGACTCTA